GAAGAGGCTACGCGCCGCGTCAACTCTTCTCGCCAGCTTGCGGGTGAACTGCTCGATGACCTTCTCGACGAGGCAGCGTAAAGCGGGGTTTCCTCCCTTCCCCGCTTGACCGTGAGCCAGTAATGGTCTTCTCAAACTTCTGGCGAACGGCGGGGTTTTCCCGCCGTTACTTTTGCCAGCAACCAAAGTAGCTCATGAGCAAAGAACTCGAAATTCTTTACGAAGCCCTGCATTCAGAGTTCGGAGTTGAAGTGGAACTTTTGGGCAATTATCAGATGTCTTTGCAACGACTTTACGCTGCAAAACGATCAGACCCGGATTTAGACATCTTGCAAATATCCCGATCCCCGACGAGTCCGACACACATTTGGATCGTGAAAACAGATCGACCGCAGCCGCAAGGCGAGGCTTTGAAAGCGAACCCAAAAGGAGACGGCCCCCTTTTCAATTTGGCCGACATGTTAGGAGACGATTGAAATGGCCGCGCGCCTCGATGATGAAACCACGAAAATCCATTTCCACATTTACACGAAGGATCTGGAAAAAATCGACGCGCTTTTCTGCCGCCCCGGCATTCGCACAGTCGGTAGGTCTAAAGCCCTTCGATTAATCATCCACGCTTACGTGCAACACTTGGAGCGAAAGTCAAATGCAAAACCAGTCCCCTTCGACCCCTCCATCACAGAACTCGTCGCAGACGAATAATGCGGAATTGCTTGCGGAGGCTTCACCCGCGAGCCTTGAAGAATTGATGAACCGCGCGCCTGACATTTCGGACGCAGAAGCTGACCGGATTATCGAGTATCTCCGGGCGCAACGCGAAAAGTTCGCGACGCAAGAGTCCACGCCGAAACCCAAAAAGACTCCTCGCCAAAAAGGACCGATCCTTTCCGCAGACGACCTTCTCAAAGACATCGACATGAACTTTTAAGGAGCCCCTCGTGACAGACGCAGAATTGCAAGACCTGATCGCACACGTTCGACAACAGGTCTACACATGGTGCGGCGGAGAAGCCGTGGAAAAAATCGAAAAACTTATCCGGTATGTAGAAACTTTGCAAAAGAACGCGCAGCGTTCGTAACAGACAGGGACGCCCCATGTCAGAAGTCACCAACAACTCCCTTTCCCTTATCAACCCTCGTTTCCAATTCGCGTGGGACTCCACGTCAATCGGTGCGTTTAAGACCTGCCCGCGCTACTACCAACTTTCGATCCTTGAAGGCTGGCAGCCGCGTGAAATGTCTGTTCATTTAATTTTTGGTTTGCACTTTCACTCCGCGCTCGAGCGTTATGACCATTTGCGGTTTGGTGGGATGGGTTATGACGATGCGCTGCGTGACGTGGTTAGATATGTGTTGACAATTACATGGGATGATAAGAAAAATCGCCCGTGGCTTTCAGACGATCCGAACAAAAACCGCATGACGCTTTTGCGCTCGGTCATTTGGTATTTGGATCAGTTCAAAGACGATCCGATTGAAACTGTGCGCTTGGCGAACGGCAAACCTGCGGTGGAACTTTCGTTCCGTTTCGACAGCGGCTACACATCTCGCCACGGCGAAAGCATTTTGCTCTGCGGGCATCTGGATCGCCTCGCGATGCTCAACGGCAAAGCCTTCGTGCTGGACCGCAAGACAACCAAAAGCACGATCAACCAGTCTTTCTTCGACAAGTTCACCCCCGACAACCAGATGTCGCTTTACGCCATCGCCGGGAAAATTGTTTACAACGTGCAGATCGAGGGGATCATTGTCGATGGCGCGCAGATCGCGCAAACCTTCACGCGGTTTTTACGCGGCGTCGTGCCCCGCACGGAGTCTGGCCTCGAAGAATGGTATTTCGACCTCGGCCAATACATCGCGACGGCAGAACTTTACGCAGCGCAAAACTATTGGCCGATGAACGACAAAGCCTGTGGGATGTATGGCGGTTGTCCGTTCCGTAAAATCTGCGGGCTTCCCCCGTCCGTCCGGCACGAGTGGCTTAAAGCTGACTTCACGCGACGTATCTGGGACCCCTTGCAAGTTCGAGGCGACATTTGACCATCATCGCTCGCGAACCACTCGGAGACTTTCTCGTCCTCACCCAAATCAACAATGTCTGGGTCGTAATCGCAACAACCCCTTCACAGACCCTCGCCGAACAAATCGCTAAACGGAGCCAATAATGCCTTCCCTCAAAGATCACCATTCCGCAGACACCACAAAACTTCTATTCGTTGGCGATAGCGGCGCAGGCAAAACCGGCGCACTCGCTTCCCTCGCAGCCGCTGGTTACAAAGTCCGCATCCTCGACCTCGACAACGGCGTGGACGTGCTGCGCGATCTTTTAACATCCAGCAAATACCCGAAAGACGCCGTGGGCAACGTGGATTACGTCACAATCACGGAGCCTATGAAAAACGTCGGAGGGAAATTGATCCCGGCGAAAGCCAGCGTTTGGCAGCGCACAACAAGCATGTTGGGAGATTGGAAGGACGGCGACACAAACCTCGGTCCCATCACCACATGGGACAGCAAAACAGTCCTTGTCATCGACTCCCTCACCATGCTTTCAGACGCAGCCCTTTCCTACATCCTCGCGATGAACGGTCGCCTCGGTCAGCACCCGCACCAGTCTGATTGGGGCCTCGCTCAAGTCCTCGTCGAGAACCTCTTACGTATGCTTTACGACGAAAGCGTCAAATGCAACGTGATAATCAACTGCCACATCAAACCGATGGGCGATGACAGCGGGCCGGAACGCTACTATCCAAACACCCTCGGAAAAGCCCTTCCCCCGAAAGTCGGTCGTTATTTTAACACCGTGCTTTTAGCGCAAAGTTCTGGCCGTGGGGCGAACCTCAAACGCCAGATCTTCACCACGTCCCAAGGCACGATCGAATGCAAGAACACTGCGCCGTCGAAAGTCCAGCCATCCTACCCGCTTGAAACGGGCTTGGCTGATTATTTCGCGGCAGTAAGGAATTGACGCTCTGCGTCAATGCTCGCACCTCACGGTGCATATCACTTGGAGAAAAAAATGTCAGTCAACTTCAAAGACCTTCTTTCCGTCAACCTCGATGAAGTCAAAGCACCGCTGGCTCTTCCCGAAGGCACTTATCACGGCACAATCGCTTCTTTCGAATACGGAGACAACAACAAAAACAAAACCCCTTACGTCCGTTTTGGCCTCAAGTTCCATTCTGCCAGCGATGACGTTGACCCCAAAGACCTTGCAGAAATCGACCTTTCGACCCGCAAGATGTCTACCGACTTTTATCTCACCCCCGATGCGCGTTTTCGTCTCAAGGATTTTCTGGTCAGCCTTGGTCTTAAGACCGAAGGAATGTCGTTTGACGAACTGATCCCGGAAGCCGTTGGGCAGAGCGTCATCGCGTATGTCACGCAGCGTTTCAACCCGGAGCGCCCGGATGATCCGCCGCGTAACAACATCAAGAGCGTGAAGGGCGAGTAGCCTTTTGAAAAAGGGGGAGGGCGGGAGCCTTTGCCCTCCCCACTCACACCAGGAACTTCCACATGGACATTGCGCTTAAAGAAATCTGGATTGACCGCCCCAACCGGCAACGGAAAGAAATCATCGTCGAAGACCTGCTCGAAAGCATTCCGCGCCGTGGAGTGCTGGTGCCGATCATTGTTGTCGCGGAGATTGGACCGGCGGGTCAGCCTTACAAACTTCTCGCGGGTGAACGCCGGTTCACGGCCAGCACCAAACTTGGCCTCGCATCCATCCCTGCTCGCCTTTTGACCGATCTTCCGCCGCTTGACCAGCAAGTTGTGGAGTTCGAAGAAAACCTCCGGCGGAAAGATTTGGGATGGCAGGATCAGTGTTTGGCTATGGCTGGCCTTCACGAAGTGCTTCGGCAGCAGCACGGTGAGGAATGGAATTACACGAAAACCGCAGAAAATCTAGGTTATTCCCCCGCATGGGTCCAGCGGTGTTGCCGGGTTGCGAAAGAACTGCACCGGGAAAACGTGCGTGGAATGGAGTCTGCGACAAGGGCGTATAATTTTCTGGCGAGAGAGGATGAGAGAGTCGCGGCGGATGCCGTAAGCAATCTATTGTCAACGGCGGCAGAAGCGGCCACTGGTGCGCTTGATCGGTCGTCCGGTAGCGACCCCCTTGCCGATCTTTTTTATGCATCCACACCCCCGGAAAACCCCGGCAATGTGCTATCCCCGAACGCGCCCGCAAAAAGCGCCCGTCATGCGCCCCTTGTCACGCCCGCCGAACAATCAATCCTCCAGCAATCATTCCTCGATTGGGCACCAGCCTACCGTGGCGAACCTTTCAACCTGATCCACTGCGACTTCCCTTACGGCGTAAACGTCTTCGGCGGCCCGTGGTCCGGCAAACTTACCACTCCCGGCTATGACGACAGCGCCGACATCTACGAGCGTTTGATTATTTGCCTATGCGAAAACCTCGATCATGTCATGGCGCATTCCGGGCATCTGGTGTTTTGGCTTTCCGGTGACATCAAAATCCAGGCCAAAACCCTTCAGATGTTCGCGGAACTCGCCCCAACCCTCGCATTCAATTCTTTCCCGTTGATCTGGCTCAAAAGCGACAATGTTGGAATTGTGCCGGACCCGAAACGTGAGCCTCGGCGTGTGTATGAAACCGCGCTGATCGCTTCACGAGAAGACAGGTTGCTCGTCAAGCCTGTCGCAAACGCTATCGCAGCGCCAACCAACAAGGAGCATCATCCCCACACAAAACCAGAACCAGTGCTTAAACACTTCTTGCAGATGTTCGTGGACTCGAACACAAGAATGCTCGACCCGACATGCGGTGGTGGGTCATCGCTGCGGGCGGCAGAAGCCCTCGGTGCCGAACATGTAATCGGCCTCGAGATCAATGATGAATATGTGGCGAACGCACGACGAGCCCTCAACCATTCGCGTGTTCTCCGCAAAGCATCATCCATCCAAAAGGAGCAACCACATGACAACGCAAAATCTGGCTGAACGTATCAACCTTGACGAAATCTATAACACAATCGCAGACGTTGCGCCAATCAAGGAGCCCCGCATGAACAAAGTTCCGCATACTGTCGCCAACAACGATACTGCCGGAAGCAATCCGCAGCTCACCATCATCGCAGACGCCATCAAGCGTGCGGAAAAACTTTTCGCTTCAAAGAACGCGGAGTATGGGGATAAGGCTGACATCCTGTCGAACTTCCGGCGGCTCGCTGGTCAGCAGGGCGTTCCGATGTCAACCGCGTGGTTTTTTCTTGCAGGAAAGCACATCGACACGATCACGCAGTATGTGAAGGACGTTCGGGAAAACAAAACCCGTGCGCGCAGCGAACCGATCCGTGATCGCATCGACGATATGGTTGTTTACAGCCTGCTGCTGTTGGCCATCGTCGCTGAGGAAAACCGCTAACATGCACAACGCAGCGCCAGCATTCGCCCACACCAGCGGCCCTCGCGACGCAAAAATCGCGATTGTAGGCGAAGCCTGGGGTGAACAAGAGGCGATTGTGGGTAAGCCGTTTCAAGGTTACAGCGGGCAAGAATTAACCCGCATGTTGCAGGAAGCTGGCCTCTCCCGCCGCGATTGCTTTTTGACAAATGTGCTGGCGCTGCGCCCCCCGAACAACGACCTTGCCGCTTTATGCGTCAAGAAAGCAGACTGCGGGGAAGGCTATGCCTTCCCCCATCTAGGCAAAGTCGGTCAATACCTCGACCCGCAATACCTTTCCGAACTGGAGCGCCTCAAACATGAGTTGGAAAAAGTTCGTCCTAACCTCATTCTTGCTCTGGGCGCTACAGCTTGTTGGGCTTTGCTTGGCACTAACGGTATTGGAAATCTTCGCGGAACAGTGGCAACAAGCTCTCTTGTCGGCGGCAAAGTCCTCCCGACCTATCATCCGTCCGCAGTCCTGCGTAATTGGGCCTGGCGGCCAATCGCAATCGCGGATTTGATTAAGGCCAAACGTGAAAGCGAATTTCCAGAAATCAAACGTCCCCAACGGTTCATTTTGGTAAACCCCACGATTGCTGAATGCAACGAATGGATCGCGCGACATGTCCGCGCCGAATGCGCCTGCGACATCGAAACAAAATACGGGATGATCGAGATGATTGGGTTTTCTGCAAACCCGGAACACGCGATGGTCGTGCCGTTTTGGGATCGTGAAAAAGGTGGCAACTATTGGCCATCGCCCCGCGTCGAGCGTGACGCACGAAATGTTGTGCGTTCTCTTTTAGAAAACCCCAACATCGTGAAAATCTTCCAGAACGGTCTTTACGACTTGCAATACTTAATGAAGGAAGGCTATCGTCCGCGTTCTTGTCTCGAAGACACAATGCTTTATCACCACGCCCTTTATCCAGAAATGCAAAAGGGTCTGGGCTTTTTAGGCAGCGTTTATACCTCCGAACCTGCATGGAAAACCATGCGTGGAAAGAAGATCACGGAGATGAAAAAGGATGATTGAATGCAATCCAGAAAACATTCACTTCTTGAGGCGCTGTTAAACACCGCATCCGGTTTCATAACTTCCCTTCTAACCCAATGGCTGGTGTTCCCATGGTTCAACCTACACCCTTCGTTCCACGAAAACCTGGCCCTCACCGCAATATTTACTGTTGTGAGTATTGTAAGAAGTTACGCTTGGCGGCGAGCGTTCAACACACTCCAATCAAAAGGAATGTTGAAATGATTATCGTGCTGCTAGGCTTTTTGTATTTCGCCCCGTTTGCTTATTTCGTGCTGACGGGAAGTGAGACTTGGTTTGTGATTTGGGCGGCTATGATGTTTTTGGCGCTGCTGGTTGGAGGCTTGGCTGTCTAATGCCGATCATCGACACAAGCACGCTGCAAGAAGGTGTGGTGCTGCGCGAAAACGAGCAAATATATAACGGGCTTGATTGCTGCATCACGCATGAAGTGTTGAATGCGTTGCGAGCGCTCGGTCCTGCCCCACGCATCTACAATTTTTCCCGTGCCTTACAGGCCCCAGTCATGTCCATGATGCAGATGGGCTTCCGCATTGACTCTTACGAACGCCAAAAAGGGATCGAAACTCTTACACTCGAAATCACCCGTCTCACAGGACTTCTAAATCGTTTCGCGTATGCTGTTTGGGACAAACCGCTAAAAGCTAACTCCCCAAAAATGCTTCAAGAATTTTTCTTCGGCACGATGGGTATTCCAGAAATATGGACTTCCAAGAAAGGCGAGCGCAAGCTCTCAATGGATCGCGAGGCGCTTGAAAAACTCGACAACTATTTCCACGCCCGCCCTATCGTCGCGACGATCCTTGCTCTTCGAGACGCTGTAAAACAACTTTCCGTTCTAAACACTGAAGTTGATTCAGACGGACGCATGAGGACTTCTTACAATGTTGCGGGAACTGAAACGGGCCGCTTTAGCAGTTCAACAAACGCTTTCGGCACTGGCACGAATTTGCAAAACATCACTTCTAGCCTTCGTAAAATGTTCGTTGCTGATCCTGGATGGAAATTATGCGGAATTGACCTTGAACAGGCGGAGTCAAGAGAAGTTGGATGGCTCTCTGGAACGATATGTAATGATTGGTCTTATCTGGACGCCTGTTACAGTGGCGACTTGCACACTCTTGTTGCTCGCACTGCTTGGCCCGAATTGGAATGGACAGACGATCCAAAGCGAGATCGAAAAATCGCGGACACACCATTTTATCGTCACCTCACCTACCGCGACATGGCGAAAAAGCTCGGACACGGAAGCAATTATCGCGGACTCCCGCCAACAATGGCTCGACATGCAAAACTTCCCGTCGCCGTTGCAGAACAATTCCAAAAGCGATATTTCGAACGCTTCGCAGGTATCCCAAAATGGCACCGATGGGTCGCCCAACAACTCCAAACCAGCCATCGAGTCACAACCCCGCTTGGACGTGAACGCACGTTCTTCGGACGCTCGAACGATGACGCGACGCTCCGCGAAGCGATTGCGTTTTCACCGCAGAGTGCGACGGCGGATCGGTTAAACCTTGTCATGTGGCGGATCTGGAAACACATGCCGCAGGTTCAACTTATTGCACAAGTCCATGACGCTGTTTACTTCCAATACCCCGAACACCTCAACGAACCTGACATTATCACCGAAGCCCTTTCCTACTTCGACCTCGCATTCGAATACCAAGGCCATAAACTTGTCGTCCCCGGCGAAGCTAAAGTCGGCTGGAATTGGGGCAACTTCGATCCGACTGGAAACCCGGACGGATTAGCGAAATGGAAAAACAAAAAAGACGAGCGCACACGCACGCCATTGCTCGCACAAAAACTTTGAGGGGGCTTCGTGGACTTTATCGACTCTTTCGTGGCGTTCACAGACGAACGCCCGTCACCAGAACTTTTCCGCAAATGGGCAGCGATCACCACGCTTTCCGGTGCGCTGGAAAAACGTGTCTGGACTAAAACCAAAGCGGGCTCGCAGTTTGCGAACCTCTACACAATGCTTGTCGCTCCTCCAGGCGTCGGAAAGTCACAAGCGATCAATCCCGCAGAAGGGCTTTTGAAAGCGACTCGCAAATTCGCCATCGCACCCAACAGCGTAACCGCCGCCGCTTACATCGACGCTCTTGTAAACGCAGGCAAGTCTCAACTTAAACCCGACAAAACCGGCTCCCTAACCTATCATCATTTGTTTGTCTTCGCGGCAGAACTCGGAGTCTTCATCAACTCCCACGATCTAAACTTTCTTTCAATCATTAATGAATTATTCGACCACAAAGACTCCTACCGCGAAGAACGCAGACATAGTTTGAAAGAACCAATCGACATTCAAAATCCCATGACCACGCTGTTGATCGGTTCCCAGCCAGGCTTTCTTGCAACCCTTCTTCCCGACGCAGCATGGACTATGGGTTGGACTTCTCGAATGCTCATGGTCTATTCATCATCCATGCCAGACGTTGCGCTTTTTGGTGAATACAAAAACATGGATCACGTTCAGCGCAAACTCGTCGCAAAACTTAGCGAATGCGCGGAGTATTACGGGGAAATGTTGTGGGACGCGAAAGCGATCGCGGAGATGGAACGCTGGCGCAAAGACAAATGGGGACCAGTCCCCGACCATCCCAAGCTCGCAAACTATATCCCTCGTCGCGGCACGATTTTCACTGTCAAACTTGCGATGGTTTCCGCAATGGCGAGAGGAGAAGAACTTGCCATCAGGCTCCAGGATGTCGAGCGCGCCCGTGGATGGCTTCTTGAAATCGAAGAACTCATGCCGCAAATCTTCCGCGACATGATTATGCGTTCCGACGATCAAGTTATCGAGGAAACATTCCAATTCATGTTCAGCACTTACATAAAAACCCGCACGCCGATTGCGGGCGCAAGCGTTTTGCGTTTTCTATCCCAACGAACGCCCGCTGACAAAGCGGAAAAGATCATGTCAATTATGGAAAAAGCGGGGATTTTGGAGCGGCAAGCGGGATCAGACAATTACATCCCACGCGCACGAGAATTGCATGGAGTGGGTTAAACCCACTCCATACCACCTATCCAATGGGCTTAATACTTCACGCAGTATTGCACCGCATAGTTTCTTGGACGAGACTCAATTCCACCAGTCGCTTGGATATTTGCAAAGCCTGTTCCCGTTGTGGCGGGAAGCTGCGTATAGCCCGCACCACCTTGAAAAGTTGGAGTTGCCGAAGTATTCGGGGTGTTATAAGAGTGCGTATGCCCCGCGTCAGTATGGGTATGACTTATGTTTGTGGATGTTTGATACCCTGCTGACCCGACAGCTTGCGGAGTGACGGCAACGGCATCTGGTGTCGTCGCTCTTGCCCCCGCTGGACCATTCATGTTCGACGCTCCGCGTGCAAACACACCTCGCAAATCAGGCAGAACAACATTGCCTGCACTTGTTCCCCATGTTGTGCCAAGGGCAGAAAAAAGCGTCGCATATGTCGCGGAACTTACAGCCGTGCCGTCCGCTGGCAACCAACCCGCTGGACATGACGGCATCGCAAACATCCTCACCTCACCCGCAAACGAATAATTGTTATTCACGATGAGATGAAATTGTCCTGTAGACTGCCGATACGTCACACCAACCACGTTTCCGGCAGTAACTTCTGTTCCAGTCAAAAAGATCGGGCCTGATGGCGTGTCTTTCAAAACTGCAGCCGAGCCAATACCATTGATATTCAGCGTCATCGGCCCAGAATTTGTGAAACCCGCAACAAAATAAACAGTCTGCCCATCCAGCCCTGTATAACTTGACGCAGTTAAGGACTGAGCATTCGGCGAGCCGCCGCTCACCCCGCCCCAGCCAAGATTACTTGCCGAAGACGTATCAGATGTATATTTTGTCCAGATAGTATTTCCGTTCGCGTCTTTCAAAACCTGACAATAAGCGCCCGATCCAAAAATAGTAGCGCGCCCGGCAGAATCCAGCACAACCGGATTAGTGTTTAACACAGTCTGCGCGGTGTCTTGCCAAGTATTTTTAGGAATAGTGCAGGTCGGGAAGTTGCTGTAGAAAAACACTCGCCCGCCAACGATAGGATTGCCGCTACCGTCGATGAACTGCTGCATACCATTCGGCATGAGCGTCGCACCCCACAAACCACTTGTGCTGGCCAATAGTGCAGCTATAATTCCACTTGCTTTTTTCATCACCGACCCCTTCCCGCTCCGACTTGTGTAGCTTCGCCAGCAGCGCCTCGCGCTAAAAGATTTTCCAGCGGTGTGACGACATCAGGCACCCGCCCAGACAGCACCGCCCTCCCGACCAGCGGACTCGCCATCGCAAGATTTCGCAATCTTGATCCAAGATACTGTCCGCCGCCAAGAAGTGCCGCGCCAGCTCCTGCAACTTCCGGCGAAATCCCTACAAACGGCGCAACGCTTGGGACACCGAAAGGCGACAGAAATTTTGCGGCGTCGATAAGTTTGCTTGCAGCTTCTGACATCGGCCCTTTTGCCGCAGGCTTCAACCCGCCCGTCGAAGTGGTTTGAGGCAGATGCTGCCCCGCTTCCGCAAGTTCCCGAATATCCCCGCGCAAATTAAACTTATCCACGCGCCGAAGTGTTTTCGTGGGGTCCACGATGCCGCTGTTCCCCGCCAGCGGTTCAATCGCCAACAACTTGCGATAATTCTCTCTTGCCCGATTGTATGCCGCAGCTCTTTTCGGATCACTCACCGCGAACATATCAAACATCTTAGCTTTGAGATCATAACCTGCTTTCCTAAAAGCCGGATCGCCGCTATTCAAAAGTTCCTTATCAAGCAGCCCATCCTTTTTCACAAAAGCCCGAAACTTGTTCCCATCCATAACCCCCGACACAGACTCATTATAAATCTTCATCAAAATCTGATCGACTTTCGCACGCAGCGGGTTATCGGGAAGCGTCGTGGCGTAGACATCTGCACGCAAGTCACCGAGATCCTGAAAGAAACTTCTTTTCGGAGTCATGGATGTGGTTGCGGCGATGTCGCTTAGTTGCTGGCCGTTTGATCGCAGCGCAAGTTCGATGTTGTTTTTTGTGAGTTCCTGGCCTTTGATGCCGAGTTGGTCAGCAAGATGCTCGTTGAATTTGATGACCTGTTCGTCACGGACGTGTTCGGGGATGACCCGCGCGTCGAGGGCTTTGATTTCCGAGTCACGCGCGATCTGCGTCGGGCGGATGTTAAGGCCGAATTTCTGGTTGACGTTTTGCGCCATTGTTCGAAGGCCGGGAGCGATTTCCGCCGCCAATGGGGCGGCCATTGCGCCGATGAATGGATTAACAACCGACGCGCCGATAGCGCCGCCCAATGCGCCCGTGCCGATGGCTTCTGGTAGGGTGGTCCCTTCCGGTTGCAAACCATACGTCAGCGCCCCATATCCGGCCCCTTGCGCGGCCCCTTGCGCGGCATATGTCCCCGCCCGTTGCACACCGCCCATGACGCCCGGTGCCGTCGCCCCGGCTTCGCCAGCCAAAACCCGCCCTGCCGTTTCAATCGCAGGAGCCATCCTTGGGGCTGCTTGCGCCAGCGCCCTTCCGCCCATCGCCACGCCACGCGCCGCCAACCCCATCGGCAAAGCCGCTCCAGCCAACCCTCCGGCCTGTTCCGCAAGCATCGACCGCATCGGATATGCTTCAGCATACTGCTCTCGACCAGCTTGCAACTCCGCAAGACGTTTCTGCCGTTCTTCCAGAAAAGACGGGGCTTGCCCGGTCAGGTATTTCCCCGCAGCCTCAACTCCCGCTTCCATCTTGGGGAAGGCCCCAAGCGTCACACCCGTCGCAAACGAACGTCCCGCGCCCCATTCTTCTGGCGGTGCAACAGTCGTCGGCAAGGCCAGTTCTACTGGCTTGAGCGCGGTGCGTTCCGCCATTTCACGCTGCGCTTGCACCATGAAGTCTGGAGAAGGGGCTTCGCCAGTTGCCCGTCCTGCCCGTTCCGCTTCCGCAGCGGCAAGCCAGTCTTCCGGCTGATACGCCTGCGGCGTTTGCCGCACAACATTAATCACCCGCTTCCCGCCACCACCAGTCGGTGTGTAAAATTCCTGTCCACCAATCGTGGTCTTATATGCATCTTTTGTCGCCCACGAAGGCACAAGCTGGCGATTGTCGATTGAAGCCAGTTGCCGCTGTGCCGAAGGCGAATAGAAATGCGTTGCGCCCATCGTCGGGTCAGGGATTTGACCTGCCGCAACGGCATCTATGATTTTGAGAGCCTGCTGGTATTCCGGGCTTTTTGTGTTGAGTGCGAGAGGGTCGTTGTGCTTGCCCGTTCCAGCGTGCAGCCAAGGCTCAAACGCATAAGGCTTGGTGATAACACCTTCCA